TTTGTAATTTTGCCTCTTCTTCCTTAAATACATCCGCGATTTTAGGGAATCCCCAGCCCGCGTCATGCTTGGACTCGTTCCAACAACCCGTGCATATAATTGCATTCCTCGTGTATCTGCCGCATGACCCACAAGGTATCCATCCAAAGATTTTCATCAGTTTAATCATGGCCTATGCCCGTATCCTTTTGCTCTAGATATGCGCAGATCGCAGCCTTGAACGACTCTCGCCAGGCGACGCATCGTGCCTTGATAATGTCTAGGGGATCTCCGGCCGCACAACTTTCGTTCAATCTATCCTCAGAGGCTTTCATGCTATCCCATAGCCCTGAAGCGGAGTCATACGCCGACCACGCTTGCCCAATCTCCACCCGGGCGTCGTCGAGTTTCGCTTCAAGGTCGGCGATGTGAATTTCTGCTCCAGAACAGTCATAATCTTCGCTCATGAAAGCTCTCCGGTTTTGAAGGGATCGGCCTCCCGATCGGAATAGGGCGCAGCCTCTTTATTTGGCTGTGGCGCGGACGGAACGGATGCCTTGCCCTTAACCTTGCCTGCGTCCTGTTGTGGCTGTGGCGTGGCGGGCGCGGGAGTGGCAGGCGCTTTTCCGACAGATCCCAAATTCTCCTGTCCGTGGCCGCGATTCTCCGCTCCGGCTTTGAGGTCTTCGGTCTTCAGAGTTCCCTTCTCTGCTTCCGCGCGCTTCGGTTCGACGTACTCGGCCCAGGTCGAATTCCCGTCCGAGATGCTCTTGTAGATCTTGCGGAGGCTTGATATTTCGGTAGGAGAGCATTCTGCGAGCTTGTGCCCAAGCTTTTGCTCGATCATATCTGGGGTGACGTTCAGACTAGCAAAGGCGATGATGATTTTCTTTCGTTCGCCTTCAGGATCGGTCTTGGCTTTGGACTCTATCGTCTTGTTGCACTCACTCCGGGAATCATCAATCAAGTCCATTGGCATCAATTGCAAGATGCAGTTACGGACGAGGATGGCGCCGCGCCTGTTCGTGAGTTCGCGCAAGTCGCGCTCATCTGTCGTGACCCATGCCGTCCCCTTCGCCTTGCCATCATCTCCATACTGCTTGCGCTGGACCAGCTTCTTGAAGTCGTCCTCGGCGGTCACCTTGACGTTTGTTTCCAGATCCCAGGCCCAGCCCCGTATCTGCCGCGTTTCCTCATCGTCGCGGATAACCTCTAGGCCGTAGCGAATATTGCCCCAGACACGGGCAGCCTCTCTGGCGAGATTGACTGAGGGACCCTCGACATAGTTGTCAACATACTTCCCGGTTTCTTCGTCCTTTTTCTTTCCGCGCTTGAATGAGTAGGAGGCTTCGTCCGCGAATGATGGGCGCTTGCTCGCTTTCATTAACCGTGCAAAAGCCTGATCCTCGTTTCGCGGGAAATGCCGCGCAATGATGATTGCGGATTGGATCTCAAACTGTTTCTCGGCTGCTCCAGAAGTCGGAGCGAGTTCGAAAGTCTGCTCCGTCCGCGTAGCAAGCCCGGTATCTTCGATTGTCGTAGCCATAAATAAATCTCCTATGTTAGATTGCGAACTGCTTTGGTTGCCGTATGTATCGGCACGTCTGATAGTATCCACACCATTTCGGATCGCAGCACCAGTGCGTAGGCTCTACCGGGATGAAGACGCCTTTCTCCATGGCTAGCACGACCGTCTCAACCCTGGCCAGCATGGCGTGAGTGTCTTCGACCGTGGGAACCATCGAAAAGGTTTTGGCTGCGGGAGTTTTGGTGTCGATGAGGTAATCCAGCACAGCGAATTGAGGGAGAGTGCCATCGATCGCGCGAACCGCCGCCGCGTATGCCTTCAACTGGATTGATTTGTCGGCGCAATTCTCAGCAGGAGTTTTCCCGCTCGTCTTAGTGTCCCGAATCGAGACAAGCCCTTCCTGGATGTCGATACGGCCCACAAGGTCCACCGGATAGCCGGGCAGCTCAAGCGACCATTTGCGCTCGACATGGGTAGGACGAAGAGACGGCGCCTTGTCGTTGGCATGTAGGGTTGCGAGCCGGACGGCCTTGTCTACAGCCTCACCCTTCACCGCCTTAATCCCGCGCTCGGCTTCCTCATCGTTGAGCTTGACGCCCTGTTCCCATGCGTTATTCACGCCATCTCGGGCTGCGTCTTTCACCGCATCCAGGGTCAGCAGAGTGCCGGTTTCAATTTTGGCTGTTAGGTTCTTTTCGACGCTGGCATGTGTCCCAGTGCCCACGATCAGCGCCACACCTGGAGGGATGATCTCATTCTCAATATAGCGCCGGCGAAAAGCCTCAAAACAAGTCATTCCCAGGGCACTGGCGTGTAATTGGGGTCTGTCGCTCATATCTGACCTCCAGGCAACCCCAATGCCTGGTGCTCAGGCCAGCCACGAATCAAACGTCCTCGGACGGTTCCATAGTTCAATCCGAGTTTTTGAGTCCAAGCGACAAGAGGAAGCTCCACTCCGTCGATTGCTATGAGTTTTGAGCGCCGCGTGTGCCTCGCCTGATCGGTGAATGTCGCCCACCTTACGTTACCGGGGAAATACCCCTCGTCGTTTGCAATGCGATCGAGGCTGTATTCCTTCGATGGCCTCGGCCCAACGTCTGAGAAGAATGCGGAAAATGAATCTAGCCACGCATCACAGACGAATATCCCCCGACCGCCATAAGAGCTGTATCTTTTGTTTTTCGGATTGCGGCACCGCTGAATCATCGCATGCCATATCCAATACTCAGGAGTCACGCGCCCACGTCTATTTTGACCGTGCTTAAAATGCGCGGCATACTTCGTCCCTGGCTCTAGTTCGACTTTCGGAACGTGGAGAGTGCCGTCATCCGACATTGGCAACCTCCAACTCGGAATCGGTCACACGCGCGGCCACGAACTGAAGCCCCGAGAGTTGGGCTGCTTCTTCGAATGACGCTAAGGATTTCGTGTCCAGGTGCTCGCAGTCGTCCAGCACGACAAGCCCGAATTCCCCGGCCTGCAATTTCGCGACCGATAGCGCAACCTGGATCTGCTTCGCTTTATTCACGCGCGCAAATGGGATGCCATCCAACGTGAGCCCGTCCGGAGTGATCTCCAGCCCCGGAATCGGCAGTTCGCTCGCCAGCTTGACTTTGAGTGCGTCTACCTTGTCGATTGCAGCGGTGAGCGCATTGCCTTTCGAATCCAGAACGTCGGCATCTCCCTTCAGGGTCGCGACGAACGTGCGCGTCGTCTCAGCCTTTGCGGTCTGCTCAAACATGGTCTTTGCTTCCCTGCCGTCGGTGAGCACCTGGTTAATTCGGGGGCGCAATTCAGATTCAAGGGACGCCAGCGCTTCATTCCGGTTATTCTCCGATGCGGAGATGACCGTATCCCGCTGTGATTCGCAGAGGCTGATTTCGATCTCGAATCCCTTGCGCAGCTTGGCGATTGCCGCCTCCAGGTCGGCTCGGTACCGGCTAATTTCAGTATTGAACCCTTCGTTGATCGCGTCCTTTTTCGCCTGGCAGAGACCACGCTGCGATTCGACTGCGGAATTGGCGTCATCCCTGATCGCATCCGACCGCGATTTAAGCTCCTCATTGAGCCGCTTGTTTTCGGTAAACAGCCGGTCAAATTCCCCTTTCCAGTTCTTCCCCGCCGGCGCCTCTGGAGGAAGCGTTGCCGTCATCTGCGAGGCTGTGATGCGCTTCTCCTTGGCCACTCGATTGACGCCCGTGCGCTCCTCGTATAGATCCTTGCGGATGTCAGCGAGAACGGTGAGGGCGTGCTGGTCGAGGTTCTTTCCGCGAAGGTGATCGACCGGCATGAAAGCCAGATCTTGAACGGTCACGCGCAAGGGAATTGCTGCCAGGAGTGCCGATAACTGTTCCTTCGGCGCCATGTCCAGAAAGCGAATCGGATCTACGGAAAGCTCACTCACGAGCGTGTGGATGAATTCCGCTCCAGCCTTCTTACCCTTGGCGTCCGTAATTGCGCGCGTCGTGCGCTTTTGGTTGACGACCACCTTTAGGGTGTTGCCATCATCGGTTTTGATCTCCACTTCGGCTGAGTCCTGGCCCACGCGGATCACCGACGGATCATGGCCAGAGCCGACGCAGTAGCGTAGCGCCTCGATCTTAGAGGTCTTTCCGCTTCCGTTGCGGCCGGAAAATATGGTCAGCGTTCCCGGTTCTATGGTTCCGTCGGGTGCGCCCATCCAATTCTTTGTTGTAAATGACTTGATCTTCATTGTAGGATTCCTTTCGACTTTTCGTTTACTTCACCGGTCTGCGTTGACGCGCGGGCCTTCTTTATTTAAGAACGCTCCCGAGACCCCGGCACAGCCGGTTGCGATTCTCCATGCCTGTTCCGCAATGAGTATTTCCGGGCATCGCTGGCCTCGGGAAGATTGTTGCCGTTACTTCGGCAATATGTTGTCAATCGCAATCGCCAATTTGTCCCATTTTGACTGCAACTTGCCTAACTCGATCCTGAATGTTTGCATCTGAGCAAGAGCGTCCTGAGCGATCGCTATTCCTGTCGTAGTACAGTCGGTACAATCATTGCGCTTGTCGTAGGGAATGCCACCAGCTTTCATGAGCGTGCCCCACTCATCTTCAGTTACCTGTAGGATGTGAAATCCCTTCTGGCTTCCAAGTTTTCTCATACTTCTCCTTTAAGTTGATTGCCGACCTTTTGCGCTTGCGGGGTTCCTGGCCTCTATGAGTGCCAATGTTCCGCAGGGCGGCAAGATCATATATTCCTTAAAAACCTTTGGACCTGCCTTCGGAGTTTCATCGTCGCCCCCAAATTCTGATCATCATCCGTCTCAGCCACCCGTACCGCCGTTGTCGTTTAGGCGTCTCACCGTCGAATAGGTGATCGCAGTCCACGCAGTGCGGCTCATTCTTGCCGCGCGCGTCGATCAGACAGGTCCCGTGCTGCCGCCTGAGAATCTCCACACTATCCTCATCCTCCTGCCCATGCTCCTGGAGGAAGCGCGTCACGTCGCGGGGCTTCAGTTCGTGCGCTGCTTTCATCGCTACCTCCAAAGTTGAATCAGAAGCATAAGGGCCACAGAGCCCCACAAGATCAGCAGCCATGCGCTTCGGGTGCGGCGCGTCATTTCACCTCCCAATCACCCATATCGCCCGAGAACGCCATTTGGTGCCCGCATGGTGGATGTCGATGACGCGAGCTTTGACCTTGACGTGATCACCATCTCGGAATCCCTTGCTCAGTTCAAGAGTTGGCCATAGATACCAGCCGGGGTGACACTCATCATCGGAGGTGCTGAATACCTCCGTGCCGTAAATCCGATCATCTTGGAGCACCAGTCCAGCGGCAGATGTGGCGCGTGTCCGGTAGCCGTAAACCCATCCCTCTTGATCTGATACGGCTTCGAATAGTTTGGTATCAGAATTGGGTTTGTTTGTCGGGTCCAAAATGCTTCTGGACAGGTTGGCTTCCAACAGGTTGGCTCCGGACAGCTTGGCTCTGTACAGGTCGGCTCCGGACAGGTTGGCTCTGTACAGGTCGGCTCCGGACAGGTTGGCTCCGGACAGGTTGGCTCTGTACAGGTTGGCTCCGGACAGGTTGGCTCCGGACAGGTCGGCTCCGGACAGGTTGGCTCTGTACAGGTTGGCTCCGGACAGGTTGGCTCTGTACTTCACCGCGGCGATCATCACATCCCGCAGATTATCCGATTCGTGTTTATAAATGATCTCGCCTGTGAATCTATTTTTGATTTCTATCATTTCACGCTCACCCACAAGATCGCCACGAACATGACGATCAAGATGAATCCGAGTACAATGATGTCGCACCCGGTTGGCTTCGTATCTGGATTAGTCATTTCCAACTCCAAGTGAGAATCACCACGATGGCGTACTCTTCAACCTTCTTATGATTAAGGGCTAGTCTGCAAATGACTTCATCCGAAATTAGTTTAAGATCGATATCTTTGGTTATTTGCTTCACAGATCCCCCTTGAGTTCTTTGAGCCAACGGTTAAGAGCTTTAATCAACATTTCAATCTCCCGGCAGAAATCGAGCTTCGAATCTCGCGTGATGGACGATATCAGGGACTCGTAACTTCTCCGTTCGCCGATGATTCGATGCACCGGGTCTAGGATGCGCCGGAATTGCGCGTCTGGATTGACTATGGAACTTGACTTATTAGTTCCACGCTCAGCAAGCGCTGTCACTGTCGGCGGATTATCGCTCTCGATTGCTTTCTCGAATTCATGCTCTGGGACGTTGGCGACGCGTAAGGCGGTCTTGCGCTGGCGTTCTGAGAGACCAGCGTCATCGGCTGCCTGTTTTCTGCTAGGGACGGCACCGACCCTTGCACGTTCCGCCGCGTCGTGCTGGTTACGGGCCTTCTCAATCTCCTTGAGGATCGCCCCGGCCCTGGCAATCGCCCGCGCCTGAATCCGATCTGCCATCTTACGCAATTCATCATCTCCCATCTGCCGAGCGTAGCTCGCAAGCGCCTCAGCTTTGTCCGCCCAGCTCTGGCACTCATCCACTTCGGCGCATTCCCTGATGGCGACTTTCGCGATTTGGTATGTCTCGGGAAGGCGAGCCGATTTGATCGCGCTCGGGTTTGGCATGCTCTGAATGACGAGTGCGCTTTCACTCATGCTGTTCTCCTTGCGGCCTTCCTCTTGTTCCTGGCCTTGCGCCATTTGTCACCGCGGGCAACACGACCCAAATATCTGCAGTGGTCTCCGACCTGAACATTCGGTTCCGTTCCCCAATACTTTTCGCGCTTCGTTGCTATGCGTGGCATCACGAAACTCTCCGCGTTACAACGTAACCCAACAGTTTGCATTGCAAAGATTGATCGGCCAGCAGGAGTGACAGACACTTGCGGACGATGATGGAAAACGGTAGATCGTACCTGCAAGCAAGTCGGTCAGCTTTGAGGAGGTCGTCCTCTCGGAAACGGATTGTCCTACTCCGCTCCCGATTGCCGCGCCATCCGGTTGGATCTGATTGTTTGGGCATGTGGGCCTCAGACCGCACTCTGTCTCTTCCGCAACATCGGAAGTCCGAGTTCGAGTGCTTTAGTAATTACCCAAGTAAGATCACGCTCGTCCGCCGCGGCAATGCGACGCACTTCCTTAGCGAGGTCGATCTTGAGCCTGAGTCCCACCTGTTCCGTGGACGCCGTTTTGCTCTGTTTTGGTTTTTGTGATCTCATAATTATGCATGTTATGCGCTGTTATACACCTATGTCAAGAACTATTTCAATTATTTTTCGGCGGGGGGTTTTATCTATGTTTGACGTGTCGTACAATACAGGCATGACGAGAAAAAAGAGTCCGGAAGAATTGAAGCCGTGCCAGGTAGGATTTCGGATAACAGTGGCTCAACGACAGCGATTAGACGCGCTAATCATGCGGGTGCAAGCGGATAACAAGCGCGTTGATGCCTCAGAAATCTATGCAGAATTGATGAGCCTTAAGGGGCGTGAATTCATCACGGAGGAGGATCGCACATTTCTAATGGGGCTTCCGCCCGCGCCCGCAAAAGTCGAGCAGATGCCCGCAGAATCCGGAGGAATTATTCTCTCTCAGAGTGGAAAGCGCATCGGGCGGCGGTAGCCAGATCACGCGATCTTCGGTGTGGATCCGCCAGGCGTCACAATGCGGGCAATGCTCAAGGTGGTGGTTTGGGAATGGAGTTTGCCATTCGTGCTTCTGATTCCGTGACGCCGGGCACATCATAAGGTAAACCACTACCGCCTACCGCGGAGAAACCGGGTGTACAATGGCCCCCATGAAAAGGAGGCACCATGTCAACGCTCGCGTCAGAAATTGAGAGATCAGGAAAGGCGGGACCGAAGCCAACGCCCGAAGAGGAAACGCTCCGCTGCCTCAGAGGCATCGATAATAAGCTCGATACCATCAGGCGGTGTGCACGGACGCTCGTGTTCTGTGCGCTCCTGCCGATCATCGCGGGTGTGATCTGGTTCATCATCCTGGTGGCCAAAAACACCATTGCACCGTAGGGCCGAAGTTACGCTCCGGCCCCGTGGCGTCTGCGGTTGTGCTGCAGTGATGTTGCGGTCAATGGTGCAGGTCTGGAGCTGTTCTCACGGCCCCGTTACTCCTTTCGCGCGTGGCGGACGAGCTAAGAAGCGTTGGCCTTGAGCCAATCCACGATTTTCGGCATGTTGGCAATGCGCATCTGGAACATGAGCAGCTGCCCGGCCACCATGTCGCGGAAATCCTGTTCGTACTGAGCGTAGTGCAACGTGCCGATGTCGAATTGGAGCATGAAACCCGATTGCGCGAAATTGGTGATCGGCGGGAACAGCTTCACGTTCACCGGGTCAGCGGCGAGCAGGTTGTACTTCAGGCAAAGCATGTCAAGTGTGTCGTCCATTTCAAACTCCCTTCGGGTGCGCGGCCATCCAGTCCGCGATTTGTTTGATATTGGCGTCGACCGCAGCATCGGCCGCGTCGAGGTAGTTGATTATCGTCACGGTCCCATCCGGCTTTCGCAAGATTGCGATCAGGGACGCGATTCCGGGCTCCGCTGCGTTGAGCAGAGCCAGTATTTGAAGTGCGAGTCCTATATGGATACCCTCTCTTTCCTTGCCTTGTTATCCGTTAAGGTACATTGCTTACACCAACTTCTGAGACCGTCGGAATTACTGGACCCTTTGTGAAACTCAGAACGCAACAGGACCAGACCACATTTCGGACAACGCTTGTTGGCTTCAGTATTTTCTGGGACACGTCTTTTCAGATGAAGGGTCACGTGAATTCCGTTGGGCAATATCTCTAAGTTTTCCAGAGAATTATTGAGACGATTGCCATCCTTGTGATGGACCGTCTCATCCCTTGTAAGATTCCTGCCCAAAATCTTTTCCATTATAAATCTGTGCTCCAGGACGTTCACTCCATCCACACAGATCCTTTTATACCCATCTTCCGTGATGTTTCCGTGCCCGCGATTCGGATATTTGGAAAAGAGTGGATCTCCCCAATTTCTATATCTCGCATAGTGCTTGGAACAGAAACCGGTTGACTTGCGATCACTATTGCACCCATCGACGGAACACCTGATTCCCCTGGCTTTCTCTCGTGTCCGATAGGGGGCGGCATTGGGATGTTTTTCTCTATAGTATTGGGCCGACCAGTCTTTGCCACGGTCTTCGTACCATTTCCGGTAGTATTCGCTTCGATCTTTGTATTTTCTCATGTGTTGAATAGTAACACATTCGCAAAGATTGTCAAGCTATTCAACTACCACTGAGAGAGATGTTTATCGCCGAAATGACGGTCTGGACCGTCACGATCACGGCCAGGACTTTCTGCTGAGTCGCCGGGTCTTTGATGCCTACCGCACCCTTATCCACCAGCTCTTTGATCGAGGCAGTGATAGGCCCCATGATCTGCTGTAGTTGCTGCGTGGTCGTCCCGGTCAGCTTGGTCAGTTGCCGTGTGATGCCGATGGCCTGCTTCTGAGCCCGGTTAACGTCCTGGAATACGGTCAGAATGCCGCGCGTCGTCTCGGTGTCGATCATTGCCTGCCGGTTCATCTCGATTATAGTGGTCTGAGCCGTGCCCGTAGCTGTTGCCAAGGCGTCAAGACCCTGGGCCACCTTCTGAAGGTCTGCCGGCCCGCAGGCCAGCATTAAAAGCAGAACTGGTATTGCGATTGCGTATCGTTTCATGCTTTTCTCCTAGATTGTTTCGTCCAGCCCGAAGCGCAGGTCGGTGGGATCGCCCCCAGCGAGCGACGACGCATTCACGGGCGGAACAGGTTTAGGTTTTGGTTGCACTGACATCAAATCAAAATAATCCGCCACCTTTTCTTGTGCCTCTGAAAGCAAGATGATTGCTTCCGTCAACAGCACATCACACCCCGCTTCCTCAACTACACGCTTCGCATCGTGGATAGCGAGTTCTGCCGGTGACATCTTGTTTATGTAGCATCGGCGCGGTATTTCGGTCACGGTTTTACTTCCTCCTTTGGTGTAACGGTTGTCGTGCTGGTAACATTCTGCACGGCGTTGCTTACTTGGGGCTTGCCGTTCCCATTGCCGGCGTCAATCCTGTCCGTGATGGATTTCGCGATCTTCTGGGTGAGCAGGGTTGCCATGACGCCGATGATAGCCGACACCCACCCTGCCGTCAGCTCCCCCGGCTTCAGGTAGTACATGAGGCACAGCAAGATGACGACCACGAAGACAAGAATCTTGTCGAACTCCTCTTTGAGCAAGTCCAGCATAGCGTCACATTCTCCCGATGCGCGGATTCGGCAGATATCCGAGCAATCCGCTGATCTGAAGCAGCCAGATCACAAGGACGATGATCACAACAATTTCGAGCAGGCGCTTGATGTTCGCCGGCATTGGCAGAAACGCCTCAACGAGCCACAGAATGACCCCCACGACGATGATCACGAGCATAATTTGAAGTAGCGGCATAGTTTCCTTTCGTTTAGACTATTTTCCCACCGTCATTGATGGGTGAATCGTTCGGCGGCCGCGCTTCGGCCAGCTTGTGCGCATCCGTGGACTCTTCGGCCACGATCCCATGCCACAGATCCTTGCGGTACTGGACGTGGATGTGTTCATTCGCGCCGCCGGGGTATTCGAGCAGCACGGTGTAGTCGGGCCCCGCCATTTGCGCTATCTCATCGCGCACGTTGGACCTGTCACCGATGGCCAGATCGTGCGTCCGCAAGTCGACAGCGAATCCGTGGCTGTGCGGATCGTCTTCAGGATGCCCATCGAGCCCGCATGTGATCGTCATGTGGGCGCCGTGCTCATGGAAAATCACGTCGATCTTCGCGAACAGGCCGATAATCTGCGAGCGCAAGCCGTCAGTAATAATGCCGTCTTTGTAGCGGATCATTTCAACACCAGCTTTAGCCACTCGGCCAACTTCGGGGCAAACGCGTTCACTATCGCTCCCGTGGTGATGTACACGATCGGCATGACCACCCGGCGCCAGCGAGCATTTGCGGCATCCCTGGCCACCGCGGCGGTTGTCTGATTACTATCCCTGGCCACCGCGGCGGTTTCATCCAACCCAAGTTGCCGGCTGATTTGCTCCATCTTCGGACGCAACTCGCAGACAAACGGATGTTCCGAAACCTCCTTGCCGACCGCAATCAGGCCTTCAGAATGCTTCGCAATCGTCCCGTTTATCTGATCCAGGCGCCTATTGATTCCAGAGACGTTTCCGTTCAGGGTGCCGATGGCCTCCATTACCTCGCCGTGCCGTTGGATTTCGTTCATACCAGTCTCCGCTAAATACCTGCTCTTTGTGGTTTAGGTTGGATCTACCCAACTCGTGACTTGCCCCTGCGCGTTCCAACTGATTGACCCGGCTGTGCCGAGTGTGGTCAGTTTGGGTATCGTCATCGTATGTGCGGCCACCGTGATCTTATCAACCTTGCCGGCTACGGCTGAAACCAGGCCGGTCACCGCCGCTCCGAGTTCGTACCCGCCGCCGCCATATGATGAGGCAAATAGCGTAGTGCCATAGATCCCGGCGGCATGGAGATCCTTGAGTACCGCTGACCCGTCTTGGACAAATACCGGAAATCTCAAGTAGAGATATCCACCGCTTAGTTCAATCGAGGTGTATCCCGCAAATTTTAGCGCGCCGAAGAGGTCGGCGTTCAATCCCCTGATTGGAAATTGGATTTACGTCGATTAGAGTGTTACGACTTCAACAACAAGGTTCGGGATATTCCAGAATCGTTCAGCCACTTTCGGAACAGCCCCAGCCGCTACGAGCCAGTCGAGCATGGCGTCAAGATCCCACTGGGTACGTCCCATAACGTACATCTTCCAGAAGTCAGGATCCTTCACTGCGCTGATGATATAGATTCCCGTCGGATAAAGCGGGTGAGGGTGAAACAGACCCTTGATGTCGTATGCTCCGAGCCTGAACTCCAGCTTGAGCATGCTGGTGATATTGTTGATCGAGAAACTTCCCAGTTGAATGTACACTTGCTGGATATCCGGCGTGCTCATGCCATAATCGAGCGTGAACGGTGTGCGAGTCCCATCTGGCGTAGTCGTGGATACTTTTAAGGTCTTCATTGATCCTCCAAATATTGAATTCTGCTTTCGTGGTTGGACAGTTCGCTATCGATACTGCCAATCGAAGAATCTACGTTGTTGGCTGTGTCCAGAGCGGTTGATGCCCGCGAGTAGGCGCTATCCGCATAGTCGTAGGCATCATCCGCTCTACCCTGCGCGGTTGCGGTTTCGCCTTCGACGATTCCGGTATATGCGATACCGTCTTCCGCATGATCCCATGCGGTGTCGGCTGCAGTTTGAGCCGTATCAGCAGAACCTTGAGCGGTATTGGCCAGATCTGTCGCTGTGTTTGCCGTGCCTTGAGCGGTCACGGCCTTTCCGTCTGCCGTCACCGCTTTTCCGTCCGCGGTCACTGCTTTGCCATCGGCTGTCACTGCTTTTCCGTCAGCCGTCGCGGCATTCGTTAATGCTGTTCCCGCGCGCGAGTAGGCGGTGTCAGCGTAATCATAGGCGGTGTCGCCAGCGGCATGGGCGTCACTGATTCCCGTGGTGACACTGGACGGAACCTTGTTATCCGGCAACGTCCTGGCAACATCACCCAGGCTCGTCAGGCCGGTATTGGCGCGGCTTATCCCGCTCTGTCCAGTCGAATCGAGTTTTCCGGTAGGCATTGGGTCGCTTGTGACGGCAGTTGGCGATCCATAATTCGTCCAGGGCCCCCACCCGGAGGAATGCCAGTAACTCTGGCGCGCATCCCCGCTGCCGCCACCGCTTGTGATGCCGCTCAGGTTGTGCGCTGAGATGCGGAAATAGTAAGTCCTGCCCCACTCCTTGCCGTCTATTGAGAGCACGGTCCCGAGAGGTACGGAGATCAGAGTGCCGTCATTCGTGAAGGCCGCCACCGGACTATACTCAAGCAGGTAGTCATCAAACGGTCCGCCCGTGGACGGCGGTTCCCATGTGGCGACGAAGTCGTTCCCGTTCTGCACCCAGACGGCAAAACTGTTGACCGATCCGGGAAGCGCCGCGGGAGGTGGAGCTCCTGTGAAGTCTCCGCTGGACGCCGCCACCGGATATGTTTTCCATGGCCCCCAGCCCGTGGCCCCAAGGGAAACGCTGCCGGCATCGCTGGCAATCCCGCTCATGTTGTGTGCCGCAACCTGGAAATAATAGGTCTTATTCGGGCCAATGAATTCGTAGTGCTGATCCTTACCCAATATGATGGTGGCCACGGGGCTGCTGTGGTCGCTGTTGACTGAATACTGCAGGGCAAATTGATCCAGGGTCTGCAGGCCGCCGGTTGTCGGCAAAGTCCAATCGACATGGAATATACCGCCGGCACCCGTGCCAACAAGGGAGCCGGCCTCTCCTGGTATTGCAGAGTCACCAACTCCACCACCCGCGGCCACGATGGTGAACGGGCCGACCGTCAACAGCGTTCCGAGACCGTACTGGTTCATGCTGGCGCGTGTCAGATAGTAGGTTCCCGCCGGCGCATCTAGCGGAGGTGTCTTGTGCAAGGTGCTCGTGATCGGGATGAACTGCTCTTTCGGGACCCACTTGTAACCGACATCGATGCTGACGGTTTTGTCCCACCAGGGCTGGATGATGACATAGGAGAAACTTCCACTGAAAACAAAGGCCGGATCCACCTCAAGATAATCGGTGCCTTCGGCGGTGATGATCTGCCCGGAGAGTTGCGCGTCTGGATCGTCGCCCGGCACGTATATGCAGAGCACTTTGTCTACCATCGTCGGCGCGGCCGTGCGTGTGCAGGAGATCCTCTTGGTCCCTCCCTGGACCGTGCAGGTCCCCGACTCGAGGCTGGCTGAGGGGAAGGCGGTCCGCTGCGTGGAGTATGGGCCCTGGCTCGGCAGCGCCGGCGATAGCCAATAGGCCTCTCCCTTGATCGTCTCCTGGTAGGTGGTCTCTCCGGCGCATTGTGCGACGTAGGCTCCCAGCGGGATCGTGTCGTCATCGGCGTGCGTGTACACCTCGAGGTCGCTGGCGCCGGAGGGTCCTGCGATTATTGTTTCAACAGGGACCGCAGAGACAAGTACATCCGCCGGCTTCGGCCCGATCGTCAGATCGTACATTTCATCGGTCGTCGTCTGGCCCTGGACTTCGATCGAGTAATCTTTGTTCAGCTTCCATCCGGTGATCCGGAATTCTCCATAGTTCGGGGTCGGATCCCCGTCGATGGCGCCGGCGGGCATGTCCGGATGCGTCATGGAGCAGACCATTCCGGATTCGGTGTTGAGTGCCAGGACGGTGGTTTTGTAGGACAGCAACCGTCCCGCCTTCCACTGGTCCGCGCCGACTCCGCCCAGTTCCTCGCGCATGCGCGTGGAGATGATCCTGGCCGCCTGAGATTTTGTGCAGGTGCCGGACAGGCTTATCGACGATTTGAGGAATAGCGGAGCGGTCGCACCGCCGATCAACTTGGCGTGGTCGATGTCGTAGACGGTCACCGAATTGGCGGCGAAGTTATACTCGAGGTCGCCGAAGTTCGCCGTCAAGTGGTTGAATGCAGGTTTGAGCGGGCTAAGTTGCAGGCTCTGAAAGATGATGTTTCCGACCGTGAAGGCTTCGACTGCAGACGAGTTTTCACGGATCCCCAGTTTCAACTTTCCAAATGAGAACGTGAAATATCCCAGGCAGTTGTTCAGGACCTCCTGAATCCAGTCGCGCAATGGCTTCTGTTCCTGCAGCGCGCCGTTGAAAACAAATTGCTTCTCGTCCCCGGTACCGATCAATCTGACAACGGATTCCTCACAGATTCCCGCCGCAACGATCGCCGCATCGACATCAAAATAGCCTTCCGCGGTGGCCGCGCTCGCGAATCGCAGGCCCAGAGCCCGGAGCAGCATATTGACGATGATCCAAATTGGGTTGCCCAATACCTGCCAAGTGCGCGTATTGGCCGCAGTCCATACCCAGCCGGATATGCCGTTGAGCACGTTGACAACCATCGCATGCTCGCTTGGCGTCGTGAGGCTCAGGCTCCCGGTGTCCTTCCGGCGGATCGTGAGAAAGGACGTGCCCGCCGCGAAATTGTCATCATAGGTTTGGCCACCGCTATAAATCAGTCGCCAGTTGCCCGCCGTTTTGTCTCCATTCGCATCGAGAGAGAAAAACTCCGTGGCCCCGGCCGGGTCGTTGCCAGCTACCAGGCGGCCGAGGAGCCCCGGATACATATGGTCATACTGGCTATCGAGAGTCGGAATCTCGTAGGGGGTTCCCAGCTGCGTGGAGCTGACCTTGGTCGGGCCGTGGGTGTTGATCTCGATCGGCCCTTCGCTGACGATGCCAATCGCCTCATAGAAGTCGATCTCCGCACGGCCCGCGGCGATCTTGCAGTTGACGCGCATCCCGGTCGTGACGTAGCCATTGGGATCCGTGTAGGAGAGAGCCTCGGTGTAGACCTCAGGCACGAACTGATCATAAACGGAATCGGAAACGATTGAGGTGCTGTTGATTGCGGTCCTGCCGAATCCGAGTGTGCCGCTCGAGTTGTCCTTGAGCATGACGCTCTGCGGGACGGCGATTACCCCGCCAAAGTACCGCTTCATCCCGTGCGCGATACAGCCGTTTGGCCCGTCGTAACTCTTGTCGCAGACCCCATCATCGGCTGTCGGAAAATGGGTCATGTCCATGCCCGTGCTCTGAGCGGTGAATGGGCAGCCATTGCCGTCGTCGAAGCATTTCCAGCAGGTTCGCGATATCTGCCGGGTTGGATAGGGGAGCGTCAATTCGTAAATGCCATCCGCCGCCGTAACCTGGAACTCTGCCCCCTCGCTCCCGGCCCAATTGACAATTTCGCCCTTCCACAAGTCGACCTTGATTCCGGTCCCGACGTGGAAGAGGCTGAATTCGAGGGACGCTCGATTAAGGTTGGTGTCGTTAACGAGCGCCGTCATAACGCGGTCGGCGTTGCCGAACGTGAATTGCGCCTGATCACTCTCGTTTCCGATCGACTGCGAGATGCCGTCGAACTCGAGCATGCGCGCGAGGTAGAGCTGCGTATCGATGGTGCAGCGGCGATCAGAAACGTAGATCGCGGGATAGCCCGTCTCCCTTGGCTGGATCTTGATCAGGGGAATTATTTCTTGGACCTGCGAGAGCAGGGCAGTCTTCAGGCCGCTCGAGGGGAAACGCGTGACAGTGCTGTTCAGGGTGTAGGTTGGATCAGTTGCGGGGATTTCGACGAGCGTGACGCCGGTTGTGGAAAGCGAGTCGAGCAGGAATTCCCAGGAGAGCGGCTCATTCGCGATATGAACCGTGTAGGGCGTGGTACCAATGCCGTCATCATTCGGAGCGTTGTAGGTAAAGGCGCCGTAAGCTCCGTACTCGGCTTCCCAGAAGTTGCGGAGTGCCGCGCGTTGCGCCTCACTCATGGCCGCTTTGTGGACGGTAAACCGCTTCGCGCCGGTCCCTAAGAGGAATCTCTGCTCAATCTTCGCATTCGCACTGCCGAACTGGTGGATGGCGACTTGCGGATCTTCGGACATTCCATACCCATAGTCGCTGGTGATAGGGAATGTGCCCGAAGGGGTGATTTCTGGGATTTCTATATTGCCGAGATATTCGCTCATTGGGTGTCAGCCCTGGTCACCGTTTCTTTGGAGGCTGATTTGAGTTGTCCCCTGGCCCGCCGTGCCTGCCGCCTAACAGCAGCAGCATACCGCCCTTGCTTGTTCCCGCCGGCGCCGCTGTAAACACCCATCCGCTGTTCCCTCCCCCGTCCGTACTTGGAGGAGTCGCGCCTGCATACCAAGTGGTCGCCGGACTCGCCACGCCGTTGCTGATGCTCATGTAATCGAGGTTGACGACTCCCCCACCAGTCTTTAGCAGCGTGAATTGCCCGCTTGCTCCCGTGCGAATCAGGCTGATTACATTCGTCCCTGAGCCGCGAGCGAATCCGCCAACGGTCGTGGTGACGTTGGGGAAGGTGATTGAATGAGTGCTGGTGTTCAGGTCGGAGAGAGTGCCAGAAAAGGTATTCGCGTCGATCAGGACAATGTTGCCAGTCCCGCCCGTAAAAGACAGATTATGAAATGTTTTTCCATTACCATAAAAGTCTTTGTCGTTCGTTCCAGAGTAGGATGCAACAATCGTACTTGTATCCGCGTTTATTGTCATTCCGGCAATTCTATCGTACCAAATTGCCAATGATCCTGTTAACGTCCAGGTTCCCGACCCCATATTCAGAACACAGGTTCCTGCCGTCTCGTGATCAAACAAACCTATGGTCACATTCTGGTTATTGGCCGTCAATGTACCGTTAATTAGCCCTAAATATCCAGTTGTCACAAACGCATCCTGCAGTGTGTAAGTCCCCCCAGGTGCATTCAGGACAAAGCTCTTTGCCCTACTCAGCCCCGCACTCGTGATCGTATAAGAGCCACGACCCTCAAAGGTGTAAACCTGCGTGCTCTCGGTCAGAATCATGGCTGAAATGAACGTGCTTGACCCGAAGACACTTGCCCCCGTGCTCGTCGTCAGCTCGGGAGTGTTGTTTGCTCCAGTGAAGTCCTTGCCTCCGATACGCGGCATATCCTGAGTCAGCACCATGCTCGCAGCGCCGAAGCCATTCAGGAACTTGGCAGTGTCCTGAATTAACGGTACACGTCCCGCTCCGCCTGTGCCAGCAGAACCAAGGAACCAGTTGGAGTCGGACCAGTTTGCGTTACCAGAAGCCTTGTAGAAATAGATGTCAAGTGGCGCAGGGAACGTGATTCCGGAATCTCCCGCCATGGTTCCGCCGCCGTTATTTCCCGCGGATATGTCCTGCGCGGGAGTCATCGTGATGTCTCGGAAATCAGCATTTGCAATTGAGACGGTTGCACCTGTCAGCGTGATAGTTCGAGCCGTCCCTATCGTGTTGGATGAAACAAGCGGTCTGTTGACTGCCGAGCCTCCTGCAATCGTGAACGCACTCGTAGCCGTGACATTGGCCGCAAGCGTCAAATAATTCAGTTTAGATGCAGATCCGGTATACGAGAACGTGCCCACTGAGAACGCCGCGTCAACGGTGACCGTGTAACCCGTGCCCGAATTGGCGTCCCAAATAGCCGTATCGACAGCACCGGGGATGCTCTGCCCACCAGCGCCACCAGACGAATCTGACCAGTGAGTGGTTGCGTTCGTGTTGCCCGTGCCCCCGACCCAATAGCGCACGGCTCCTGTCGTGAAACTGAAACTCGCCGTATAGGCACTATCATTCGTGGTCTTCCCGCCATCTCCCACCGCTTTGCACTGGAAATAATAGAGCGTACTGCCCACGAGTGGCGCGCCATACGCCTGAGCGGCTGTCATGGTCGTTACGCCAGCACCTACCTGATAGGGAGTCGACCAGGTTGCATTGTCTAAACTCACATGGCAAGCGTATCCCGTCTCGTCATGTGGGGCTGAATTCGTGTCCGCATAGGTCGGGGTCGCCATCACTCCGACTGAACCGATCTTGGTATAGGGCCCGCCAGTATGAGTGCCCTGATACACGTTGTAGCCAGCCAGGTCCGGCTCAGTATTCGGGTCCCATGCGAAGACGACTGCATTGCCAGCAACCGTGGCCGTAACATCTGCTCGAGGGGTGGCGAAGAGGGGAGCGGTGATCAGAAGACAAAACAGCAAAAAGCAAAGTCTTTTCATATTGTCCTCAATAACTCACGGTCGATGAGAATCCGCTGCAACTCGCGTAACTGCTGCTGCCAGTCGTGGCATTCTTGATGTAAAGGCCGTGGCTGATCGTTGGAATTTTCAGCGGAGAATCCTTAGGCCAACCTACCTCTCTGCCAAGAGTGACGGGCACATAGCCGCTCCAAATGGCCGTACCGCCGTCGCCGTCCTGCAACACCATGAGAGTCGCAACCGTTGCGGAATCCACAGACAGGCTGCAATGGGTGATGTACAAATAACTGGACGTGACCGCAGCTATGACCACGGTCGAGGTCGTTCCGGTCATCGCAGTTACGCAGCCACTTCCGCCACTGCATCCGTTTACCAGCGGATTTGGGGAAGTCACGACGGGCGTGGATGCTGACGGGAGAGCCGGTCCCTGAGACGGTATTTTGTCCACGTCGGTTTTGACGCTGGCCAAGTTGCCACCCGTTTCCACCGCCGCATTATCGACTGTTACCGTCCCCAGGGAGGGAGCAACCGTAGTGCCGGCATACGCAGCGAAAACGGTATTGCCAGACCCTGTTAGCACTGTCACATTTATACGGACGAAATTGGCGTATCCGGTTGCTGTTGCGGCACTATCGGTTGTGCAACTTTGAGCGGAGATCAGATCCGTGAATGAGACGCCGTCTACGCTCTGTTCAAGTTTGATCGTGCAGGACGTCCGGGTCCCGGCTCCCGTCCATGTGAGGCGATGGTTGTAGATGCCAGTGAGCCGCGTTGTCACAACTCCGTCATCTGGAATCGCGGTAGTGAATTTACGGATGCGAGTTACGTTCTGAGCAACCGCCGGCATTGTCAGGACCAAAAGCAGCAGAATCAAAATCATTATTCGTCTCATTGTCATCTCCCTACTGAATTCATGCAATTTCGATCAGGCTGATTCCCACATCCGCGCGGCCCATGCCGACCATCTGCTCCCACGTTCCCACGTAGCGAACCGTGAATCTCCCGAGGGCCTGGACTCCAGTCGCGTCATAACTGAAAACTGAATCGTAAGGGTCGTAGAAATAGAACGGCTGATGCGGGCCTTTCCTTGCCTCATAGTGATCCCGGAAGGTTGCCAGAAACGTCGGAGTCAGACGTCTGGACGTCCGCCAGGATTTACGGCTCGTGGCCGTCACCTTGCTGCGCTGCGACTCGCCATTCTTGAATTCATTTTCGAGCACGACAAATTCGCGAGAATGGCTGAAGGCTTTGCACAGGCTCAACGGCATCACCGTCGCCGGTGCAGCGTTGGCTACAGATCCGGGCATCCGATCCTCCTATGATGTCAGTGTCCCCGGACTGAGCATGAGTGCACTCATCTGCCGACGATTGAAACTCTGCTGGGTAGCCTGCATCGTGGCCGACTGAATCATCCTGGGATTGCTCTGAACGGTCTTGACCACCTGACCATTCAGAACTTTCGTCGTTGCCGGGCCATCCAACTGGATCGTGTAGTTACTGCCGTATCCACCGCCACCCGCCGATATCGCGCCCGGTAATCCGCCGCCCATAATGTTGCCGCCGTAATAGGTCGGGGCCAGGGACATGCCGCTACCGCTCTCGATCATGGTGGAGGAAGTCATCGGCGCAGCCATCCCACCCGTGCTTTGGTTCGTACTCATGGCATAGAGCCGCACGAGGTCGGCCACCTGGCTCGAGCGAATACACATGTCCAGGTTGCCACCGTAGCTCTGCTTCGCGATGTCGACGATCTGACTGAGGACACCCTTGTCTGCGATGTCGACGCCGTAGGCTGCTTTGATTTTGTCGTGCGCCTTCTCGATCGATCCCTTGATGAAAAGCCTCACAGTGCCAGCCACAGCCCCAGCGGCGGCCCCTATAGCCGCGCCGACAGGTCCACCGAACTTGAAGCCGATCATGGCGCCGCCCGCGGTCGTCTCTGCCAGTCCCGAAATACCCCCGCGCATCAGCCCATTCATGGCGAGCAACCCGCCGCCGAGCAAGGCAGCATTCGAGTGGCCGATGTCGGATAGGGTAGTTCCAAGCGTCGCTTGTCCGCCGCTTCCCAGTGTGTCCTGCAGATGCGCGCCTCCGCCTCCGCCCGGACCCAGGCCGAAGAAGCTTTTCAGATTGCCAAGCATCCCACCGCCACCTCCTCCAAGCATGCCGAGGATACCTCCGCCTCCGGCTCCTCCACCGGTCGGCGAACTGGCGTTAGGGTTGAACCCGGGTGTTCCAAGGAATCCACCAGAACCCCCGCTACCCTTGCTCAAGCCCGGCAGGAAGCCACCTAGGGCCCCGAGGATACCTCCGCCGCCTCCACCCCCTGAGGATCCGCCAGCGGCCGCATAACCGCCGCCGCCCTTACCCATGACCATGCCCGCGGCCATCTTGGCGAATTGGCTCGTCACATAGCCGACGGCCTGCGTCCAGAGTTGCTTCCAGACATCCGCGAATGACTTGGCTGTCAGGAATACGCGGTTGAAGAATCCCTCGATTGCGTTGGCTGTCTTGTCGAATTGGGTCTGCGCATCCTTGGCAATTTCCGCGTTAGCTTGTTCGACCACAAGCTTCTTGCGTTCCTCGATTGCGGCCACGGCATCTCCATATCCGGCGTATTTCTCTTCTTGTGCATTGAGCGCGTCGATTTCGATCTGCGCGACCCCGGCATAGTCCTTCTTGCTGCGTAGGATCGATTCATGCAGAGTGTCGTTGCTCTTACCGAGTTCCTCAGTAACCTTGGCGGCGTCGACCAGGCCCTTCAATCTCTCCGGGTCTATCAGTCCGGCGAGCGGGTCTGTATGTTTCAGATCTCCAAGGTTATACTCTCCGGCGAATGCCCCGGTCTTCGCGGTTCCTGCCATCTTCTCGTATTCTTTGGTCAGCAACTTCGCCGCTTCCAGTTGCTGTTTAACGCGCATTTCAAGGGAGTCGACGATCTCTTTTGTAGCCGCCGTCACCACTGCCGATTCCGCACGCGCGGTCGTGACTGTGGATTGACGGACCTTGTCTTGTGCCTGCTGCCATGCAGTAAATGCTGCGTCGACATCCTTTTGTGAGAAACCGAAGAAATAATTCCAGATCGCATCTATACCGGCCTGTAAGCCGCTTCCGGTCGCCGCCGTCACCGCCACACCTGTAAAATCCTCGTCTTGGGCCTTCTTGAGACTTTCCCATGTTCCTTTGAGGACGTTCGCCTTTCGTTGCGCGTCAGCGAGGTTCGCGGCTGCCTGCTCGCTCTCCTTACCGAGTTTTTGCGCGCCGGTTGCCCCGATCAGGTCCAGTTCACCGCGCAACTCCCGCGCGTGCCCGCCGAGCTTCTCCATTTCGACGGCATCCTTGACCATTTCGGCGCGGCTTTCCCCGAGGCCCATCGTCAGATCTTCGATGCTGTTCAGGAGGGCCGGAAGTTTTTCGACTAGCCCCACCACGGCCACACCCATGGCTACGACGACGGCACCCTGGAAGGCAGTGGCTAAGGCGGGACCAACCGACTCGGTCGAAGCAAGGAAGCTTCTGACCCCGCGCGGCAGACTGATGCCGATCTCACTGCCAAGTAACTGGGCCGCCATCCTGGCCTGATAACTTTCTCTCCTTACAATGCCCATGCCGCCAGTAAACCGCTCCATACCGTCGGCGGCATTCTTTGCCGATGCGGATGCAGACGAACCCATACCGGCCAGGTTGGTTTGCAGTTGACGAATGTTTTGGTTGCCGCTGGCTGTATCGACTTCAACAACCAGTTGCAGCGTGTTCGACGGTCCCATCAGCGTTCCTTCGACCTTTCCGCTCTGAACTTTTCCATCTCTTCCTCGACTACCGCCATTGCAACAAGCTCGTCAGCGTCAATGTCCTGCAGGCCGATCGTGATTCCCATTCTTATCGAGAGCCTCAAGTCGAGAACGCGACTCAGAAGGCGTCCCGCCGGCGAGTCCATCGAAGCGTCAAGCCGGTCCCGTGGGCAATCGTCGCACCTCTCGCCGTTTCCTGGCGATTGAGGACAGAGGTTGATGTCGCACAGATCCTCCGCCCGCAGGCTCTGATAGATCAGGAATCTAAGGCTTGGTCTTCGGGGCCACTTCGCATTAAAAAATTTACCGGTTCGATTCTCTTTCCGGCCAGGTTGTGCGCTCTGAAAAGTGCATTGATCACGGCCCACATATGGACGATCGGCGGGCCGCCGACGTATCCGATCGTTTTCGTGCAGAGATCCTTATAGATTTCGGCCTTCGGCTCGAAACTCGTCGGATGGATTTCCCTGTTACCCTTGGTAAAGGGCATCGTGGTCTTCTCGTATTTCAGCCGGTCCTTCGATGTCGGCATGCGGAGGATGTGCGTCGTGATCGGCCACTGCGAACTTTCGAGAGGTGGCAGAACCTTCAATAGGATTTTGTAGGAGCCCGCCTCAAGCACCGGCTCTTCGACAATCTCGGCGGTCATTAGGTCGTCGACAATCCGGCAGGCATCGTACTCGTCGACCTGCAGGTCCTTGTGGTCGCAGAGTCGGTTGAACAGCTCAAGGTCATCATCATCCGGGTCGGGTTGCACCCATTGCGTCTTGCCCTCGATCGTCCTCTTGATCAGAGGCCGTCGGATACCGCGCTCGATCCAGTCGTCATCGGACGGGAATTTTACCTTTACTACCTTGATCCCGTCGGGAGTGACGGTCTTCATCTCGAATAATTGGCTTGCGTCAAACACTGCCGGCTCTTTCAAGTTTCCTCCGATTAGCTCTCTGGTTGTGCTATTCCGTCGATGATGCACTTGGCCACGGCGGTCAATAGGCCATTCGAGGAGTGCCACATCGGCAGGCATGTGACCATCACGGAAACGAGGCCGTCCGTATTGTCGGGGTCTGCCACTTGGAAAGTTACGCGCTGGAATGTCAGTTGGAGACTGCTGTTCGAATCATAGGAGAGAGTGATTACAGCAGTGCCTTCGGTCAGTGCCAGGAGTTTGATCAGCTCATCAGAGCCGTAAGCGAACCGAGCCGTGAATTGCAGCCCAGCCTCCCGCTTCCCGACTTCCATCCTGCCGCGAATGGCGCCGGAACCTCCGGATACGACATTCGGCGCTATGTGCGCAACCGTGCCGGCGAGGTTGGTTGTCAGATTGGTGATGGTCGGAGCTGTGAAACCAGTCCCAGGAACAGCGGCGGTGAAGATTATGGTCGGACCATTGCTGGTGATCGTGATGCCCACGCCGGTATAAGCCGCGGCCCAGGAACTTACGAAAGCAGCCGCAGTGGTGCTCAGGTCGGTTCCCCATGTCGCAACTTTGCTGAGGCTCCCTGCGGCCGCGATGGTTGCCGTTCCACTCGATCCGGTCAGCGTGATGACTTCGACCTGGGCGATCGCACCCTGGAGGCCGGAGCCAAGATAGAACCCTGAATCGAGCCGGATGTTATTCTTCCAACTCGCTTCAAGGCTCACGAGGTTCTTCGCGGTGACATAATCCACGCCGTTGATTGTGGCCGTGAGAGATGCTGAGGGCAGAAGCAGTTCAGCCGTCGCCGCCGGCAGGGTGATCCCCGAGGGTTGCAGATGCTTCCCCGATCCGACAAAGCTGACAGCCAACTTGCTATTGGCGCGGCCGGGTCCGCTGCCGACGGTCAGGGTCCAGTCTTCGATGACGCATCCGATCATCATCCGGTCGATCACGGCGGCCGCGCCCGGACGGATTTGTTCGAGGTAGCTGAAACATGGGAGTTCAATGCCATCAGTGACGGGATTCAGCGGCGTGCAGGTGTAGATCCAGTTCGGGGTTGTCCCGGTCTTCACTACCTTTCCGAGCCCGAAGGCCATGACCCAGGCCGCGAATTCAGCGCTCGCGTACTTTTCGAGCTTGCCCGCCACATCCCAAGAGGTTTTGAAAAGTTGCGTGGCGAATTCATTGCCCTTGCCGAGTTCGTCGGCATCGTTCTCCGTTTTTAGTTGCGGACCCGCGAAATCAGTATTCAGTTTTCCCAGTCGCCAAATGCCAACAACCGTATTGGCCGTGGCGAGCGCGGCCTGTTTGCATTTCCCGAAACCGATGAGCATTTCCTGAATGTTTGCTGGCATGATTTAACCCCACGTCTCATTGAAACTGATTGGTAAAAGCCAATACTCGACTTGCTCGGAATCCAACTCCCGCGTGCAGCGGCCCTCGATTGCCATCGGCAACAGGCCGGAGTCGATCATGAGGTTGATCATCGGGAGCGGTTGACCGGCTGGTATGCCGTTGACCAGGTGCGTGCTCAACGTCGAATAGGAACCGCCATCGCGCGGCCGCATATAGATCTCGACGCGGTGATTTATCGGATGGAAGCCACCCTCGGATCCGGTTCCCCACGAATCGTAAACAACCAGGATTGACGAACTGCGCATCCCCGTCACCGCCTTGGGCAGATTAGTCGCGGACGGATAGACATCGACATATGCTGAAATCGCGCCGGGATCTCCGCCGAGTTCCGCCACGAGGTCGGGTATCACCTGTAGTTTGGCGACCAGAGCATCGACCACGTTTGCCGGCAGCATCATTTCGGAATCCTCTGAATCACACGCGCGAAAACTTCTTTAGCCTTGGCTACAATCACCGCGACATTGTTCGGCGAGAATACGAGCCACGGTTCCCGTTTCATGTTCGCCATTCCGACATCTCGGTTTGTGAAACGTGAAACACTTTTATCCTTCTTGCGCGCCGCCCGGTTTTCTACGCGCATCCTGGCATCCGGGGCTGAGTAGGCCCGGTTCTCTGTAACCGTCCTCAATTTGAGACTGCCGAGCAGTTGCCCCGTCAGGAACAGGTTGCGTCTATTTCCCTTCCCCATCCTCGATTTGTATATCGCATACCGCTTGGTCAGGGGTTTCGCGGGTGCGTCGGTCGGTCCCTGTGCTTGGATGACGCGCTTGAACACGCTCAGCAGGCCGGTTGAACCTACCTCCACCATCTCGCGTTGCTGGAAGGTGATGTCGCCTAGATTCAGAGACCCTTTCTTCCAGATACGCACGCTCTGACCCATTACACCGGCTCCTTGACCGTGAGCTTTACATCCGCCTCGGGCGTGTAGGCTCCCGGTGTGGTCGTCATGAGGTACCGGATCAGGTAAACTCCGGGATCGACAACGGCGAGCAAACGCACGGTCACTTGCGGACTGACCACCGTAACATCATCTATCAGGTCCGCCGTGACATCGTTTCCATCGACATCCGTGGCGGTAATCGTCGGACTGGAATCAAGGGTCTCACCAGTCGGCAACGCGTCAACAAAGTCGAGCGTCAGGGGAATGTTTTCGTATGGCGTCTTTTGGAAGCGAATCATGGACTCACCTTGCGGATGTAGGACCGACAGACGACTCGAAAGGAATGATTCCGGCTTGTGGCCGAGAAACTATGGAAGCGCTCAGGAACGCGAATCACTACAGGAGCGACGATGAAAATCACAGGCATGTTCGCAACCTCAATCTACCGGCCTGTCCTGGCGCAACGTCATCTCGATACCGCCAGCGCCGTCGCTAAGAGGGTCAAGGATCTTGTAAACAAAATCATCTGTACTGATCTCATCTCCCGCGACCGGAGCCGGATCCAATTGCCCCGTCTCCGTCCAGCATTTGGCATAGATGCTGCCCGCGCCGGGTGCCTGACTCTCCAGTTGCAGACCGGTTTGCAGGACTCCGGTGAAAGTAGCCGACGCGACCTCCTGCGAGCGCAGGAGCGTCAGAGATTGCCCGAACGCTCGCAGAAAGGCCGGGTTATGCTTGGTGAAGTCGACGGCCATCGTTTACGACTTAGTCAGAACGCCGTTGTAATCGATGACGTGGTACTGTTTGCCGTCACAGTAGACGTCGGCATAGTTTCCGATGACGCCAGCAATCGTGAGCGTTGAATCCGCGACGCCGTCACCGCCGAGATAGATCTTCTCGGTGCTTGCCGGTATGAGGACCAGAGCCCACGCGGCTGTGATCTGAATCTTGATCGACATCCCAGCCGCATCCGCTGCCGAGGGAAGCGTCAGATTCTTTGCCGCGCCCGCTCCCGTGTTCGTGTGAATGCGTGCGAAACTAGCCACCGTCAGCGTGGCATCGGCGGTGTGCTCGACAACGCCCGCGTTAGCCGGAACTAAGGGAGGTTCCGGTATCATAAATCCGGTTCCTGTTGCTGTCATTTCCTGTCTCCTTCTTATTTCGAAGTGGTGGTTTCGAAAAACCCCGGACCTATGCTTCCTTGGTCACGACGCCGCTGTAGCTGGTGACGAGATACCGCACGCCGTCGCAGTACAGCTCGCAGTAGTTGCCAATGGTTGCGGCAATCTGCAGATATTTGGTGACGACACAACTCCCGCCGAGACAAATGACCTCACCACTCGCCGGCAGCAGGCGGATGATCTGGGCAACCGTCGTTTGTATGCGTAGGGACATGCCGGCGGCGTCAGCCGCTGCAAGCAGGGTGTAAACAGTCGTGCTGTTTGACCCTGTGTTTGTGATGTTCTTGGCGTAGTCGGTAATGGCGAGTGATACGGTTGAGCCCTGAGCACTCACGGCGGCATTTGGTGCCACCAGAGGAGGCCGAGGAATGAGGAATCCAACTCCTGTTGCAGTCATGTTTATTCTCCGTAAATGGAAAGGCCCCGGTTTCCCGAGGCCTTCGGTTCAATTCTGAAATGTTTGCAATCGGTTCCGACTACGCGCCGGTCGAGTACACGATTCCGCGCCAGTCAACTGCCTTCGCGGCGAAGTCAAGGTAGGCATAGAACTGGATACCAAGGACGCCCTGCTCGTTGTCCTTGCGGATAAACTGAGGACCTTCCGCGCCTTCCAGATGGCAGTATTCAATAACTGGAGCAATCTCGGGATCGGCTACCATAAAGTAGTGGACGACGCCCGATCCGTTGGTATCGAGTTCGCCATCTGACACAACCTCGAGGCGGCCGGCGAACCAGTTCTGCGAGGAGGCCGCCAGGTTCGGACCCGTCGCCGTGGTTACGGAACGGGCGGTCGATTCCAGGGCTCTCGGGACGAGTAGATATTTCGGGATGAGGTTGAGGACGGTCTCGCCGTCGACGCCTTTCTGTACGCCCATCAGACCAAACATGGAGTCGAATGCCGTATTGCCGAGGACGCCCGTATCGGTGTTGTAGTGATGCGCGCCGTCGATCAGTGCGTAGCCATCCGCCATCGCATACGGGCTGCTCGTGCTGGCCGAGTTAGCTAGGATCAGGTATACGACTTTATTTTCCAGGCGTGCGGCCTGTTGTCCGAAAGCGCCGATCAGGTCGTTAAAAGCGCCCAAGTCGTCGTTGATGAGCATCTGCCGGGTGAAGGAAACGCCGCGGCCATAGGTCGCTAAGGAATAGGTTTCCTTCTGGTCGGTCATCAGACCGATAGTGATCTGCGCGCCCTCCGGAACCTTGAGGAAGGACGGCGTTTCCCCGAGTCGAACGCGGGTCATCGACTTGAAGTCAGGCGTCGTGCTCGGCTTGCACCAGAGCCGATAGGTTGGATTCGCCGCGTTATACTTGGCGAGCAACTGCTTGCGTGCCGTATTCTCCAGGACCGCTGCGAAATCCGCTGTGGTCTGCATCGCGAGAGTCGCGACATCGGCCATCGGGACTGGGCCGCGAATGCCTCTCTGGAGCCGGACGGACTCTTCCGCAATCTGTTTGATCGAGAGATGCAGGAAGGGATTGTCCTTATCTTCCTTCCGGTTCTTGGGATTCATCATCCCGTAGATGGCGGCGCCCATGAGTTCGCGCCGCGTGTCGGTCTCGTCGCTGATGAGGGTTACGCGGCCATCTCTCGTCTGAGGCCGACCTATGGCCAATTCGGCCTGCCTGTCGATGGCGAGTTCGCGGAACTTATCAAGCGACGTCTTCGCCTTGATGTGCTTGTTTGCAAAATCCGGGTCCAGGCCGCAGATCTGGTTGACCTTGAGGATGGCGGTCACGCGGGCCAGTTCCTGGATAACGCCGTTTTCCCGTTCACTTCTCAGCCGATCCTCATAAATCTTTTCGGCGGTCAAAGTGGTGGTGGCATCTTCGGCACTAGAGCTAGTGCCCGTTGTTTTTTCATCAGGCATTGTTCTTTCCTCCTGGGCATTAGCCCGTTGTGAAATACCGCCTGCTTCAGCGGCTAAAATTGTTGTTCCGAAATCTGCGGGGACCGGCGCAACGCTCAACTCGAACGGGCGCCACGCCTCCGCTGTTCTGATTTTCAGGCCTTTTTCCTCAGTGTTTTTCAATTTGAGAAATTCGACCCCCATGCTGAACTTCGTGATGATGCGATCCTGAATATCACCCCAAAGGTCGTTGACATTCTCGCGCTTAGAAAAGCGCAGCGTCGCCTTGAACTTCT